GGGTAATACAAAATCTTCCATTGTTTTGATCTAGTGTGCCACTCTTATGAGTGTATGTGTAATCATTGTTAAACGATCCAAGAGGATACTTGGAAAGTGAAGGTCCTTCTCTACGAGTTCCGTTCAAAGAATAACTAGATGTCATTCTAATAATAGATGACGTAGAATCTAAAGGATCCTCATAACCAAAAGCACCATAAATTGGATTGCCATCATAAGCAAAACCAATAATGGGAGAATGATTTTTTGTAGCAGGTTCAGTGCCAGCATTGTTTATGTTGTCACCAAGAGAAATACGTAAAGCTTTTGGATTACCAACATGTCCATAACCATATTCTAATACATTATTAAAATTTTGAAAAATGTAACCATACTCTGTATCAAGTTTATTTTCAAGTTTATTAAATCTGTTAAAATTCCATTCTTTTAATAATGGGATACCTGTTGCATCTTCTCCAACAGGAATGATGTCTACAATAACAGTGTTCTGATTATAAAAATTACCCTCGTCAATTTTTTCAAAACCAGTGATATTACCATCAGTGTTTACGATTGCATTATAGTTTGCAAATCTTCCCCTACCAGCATTATCTCTGATTCTTACGATTGGTGGAGATGAGTAAAATTCTCCAGCATTATCAATAACAAGACTTGTTACTTTACCACCAGTTACAATTGCACGAACCACTGCACCTCTACCAGAAGTAATAGTAACATCTGGAGTTCTTGGAAAAACATCTTGAGTATCAACAATAATTCTCTCTACGACTTGTCCAATTAGGACTGCTCTAGCTTTATTAGGAACTTGATCAATCAACACAAAAGGTGGTTTTGCATAACCTCTACCTTGTGTATTAATTTTGATTTCTTCTAGTTTACCAAAACGGATACTGTCATGATCTCTAAAACCGTAGACAGGGACACCGTTTAGAAGGATACCTACATCTCTGTTTGGAGTCTTATATGTTTCTGTAGTTCTTGTTGCCTCTCTTCTAATAATACGAAGAATTCTTTGATCTAGTAATTCTTCATTTACTATAGATCCATCAAGAATTTTATATGATGGAAATGATGAGGAAGTAATATAGTAATATTGTTCGTCTGCAAAAATAGATGATACATCCGTAGTTAATTCACTTACAGATGACTCAATGCTTGGTAATGTTGGAATTACTGGTGCAGTCCCTTGATTCAATAACCATCTTGTTTGATTTGTGCCAGTCTGTACAATCTTAGGATCTGCAGTCTCAAAACCAGGTCTAGATACAAGAATTTTATCACCAGAACTAGAATATGGTTGAGCAGATTTTGGTCTTAAATTATAGACCACACCAAATGTAAGTAATGTTACATTAGAATTAGAAATTGTTACTGGTTTATATACAGCTGTTCCTACTGGATATGAAATAGCTCCAGATGGTTGTCTCTCGTCAATGATAAACTGAGTTACAGTTTTCTCCTTGAATGTAATTGTCTCTGTTCCAATTAAAATAGAACCTGTCTTACCCCAACCAAGAGTGGATGAGACATTGATTCTATTTCCAGTGCTATCTGTTCCAGATACTGTTTTCTCAAGTTTAGTCTTAGTTGAGATTGCAAATTCACCATTAACAGTTTCTGGTGCTAGTACGATATTAAAAATCTGTTCGTTATCTGCTGTACCATCAGCATATACGTTATCTACGGTAGCATCGGCATATCCATACTCATCTGTTTCAGTCTGAACAATCTTCTTTCCAACCAGATTGTAAATGTCACCAGATATGACCTTACACTTAAGAGCATATACATTGATCCAATCAGATTCAGATACCTTGTATGTAAAATCTCTTGGTTTATAAACTTCTGGTTTATTGTCTACTTCTTTAGCAACAATAGTGTTGAATACAAACTTAATGGAACTAGTAGTTCCTTTAGCTTTGTAAAACTTCTGAATATTTTTAATCAGAGTTCTTTTATCTACCTCACCCTTGAGATATTTTTCTGGAAAAGAACCAAGGTATTGATTCTCAAAATTCTTTACTAACGCATAGAGAAAGAGATTACTTACATTAAGAACTCTCTGACCAGCGTTATGTGGTCTCGCATCTGTGCTGGTGTAGCTTGACGAGTTATAAAGATCACCAAGAGTTGTGTTACCGCTAACACCTCTAACTGCTCCTGATAAAGTTGTTGTTGTTCTTGATTCATAGAAGATTATTTCGTCGTCTATTCTTACGTATCCGTTTCTTTTTGGAAAACTCGTTGCATCTTGTAATACAATTGTATCATCAGTATCAGAGATACTAACGTCCAAAGTATCATGTTGTCTAAGTAAGTTTTTTTCATAATAATCAATGTCTGCATATTTTTGGATATTGTTAATAATATCTAACGTGCCACCTTGTACCTCCTGATGTTCATAATACTTTGTAACAAACTTACTAAACAGTTCATACTCTGTACTGATGAATTCGGGAAGCTGCGATTCAATGAGAGTTGATATTCTCTTAGTCTTTACAGCAGGCATTTACTTACTCTTTGAATGCGGTGAACGATGAATTTGCAACATCAACATCAAGATAAACCTCACGGAGTGCCTTGATATCATTAGAAAGCGGTTTGACTCTAACAGAGATGCGATTGTCAAAGAAACTACCCTTGATGATAGTTAGATCATACAATTTAAGCTCACCTTTTTCATATTCAATGTCTCCAACATCACTGTCAAGGACAACCTTTTCGCCAGTTACGCTATCTAGTCTATATAGGACAATTTTACCATTCCTATCTTCTAGAAAAACGTCAAAGTTGGGATACTCAGTAACTCTAAATCCAGTGCTTGCAAGGACTGGTTCGTCACAATCTTTATCAAACTCATTTTGGAAACATAACTCATAATAGAAGGTAGAATTCAAGGAAGGATAAAAATCCTTTCTCATCGTTACCTCAGTCAAATTAGAATTGATTGAGATATCTGCATCATCAATCACACCAACCATTTTACTATATCTAAACTTACCATTGAACTTTTCAGTATCACTAGTATCAAGATAAGACTGTACACTACCAATGACCTTATCTCTAATCTGTGATGGTGTTTGATCTGTTGCCTGACTATTATAGAAAATTTTACTTGTCAGTTCAACAAAAAGGATTGATGGATCTATCAATCGTGGTTCTACAGATGCAACTATAAACTTCTTCAATTCATCTATAATACTCTTTTTCGTAAATGATGTTAGGTAGCTGGCATCCTTCGGTTTTAACGCAATGAATACCTTTCCATATTCTGGTGGTTCTTGATCTTCTCCACCAAATATAATGATGTCACTAGTTGCTGGATATATTTGGCGAACGATTGCCTCATAGTCCTGTGCGGTGACTGCACGGTCTTGTGTTCCATATGACTTAGGTGCGGTGAATTTTATCTTAGCAGTGCTTTCAATCTCCTCACCGCCTGCTGAAGGCGTGGTAGAGGTGATAGATGTGGTGAATGCATTAGGAGATACACCATTAGGGTTCTCAAGAACTCCAGAGAAGACGAATGTACGAACTCCATTACTCTCAGGACCTGATGTTGTTAAATATGATACTTCAATACGTGCATTGTTATCAAGTTTCTTACCCAAGACACCATCGCCCATGAGAATCTCATATCTCTCATCCTCAATCTCATCAAGGAAGAATACTTTTGATGTTGCATCCACACCTAGAATATTATCTGCTACAAGGTATGGTTCACTGAAGCTACCTCCAGTGGGAAATACCTTTACTCTAATTGTATTGGTATCAATATTCTGATTATCAAGAATAAATCTCTGACTCTTTAATGAAGTATTAACAGTAAAGGTATTGACAAGTTGTGTCCCCTCCTTTACCTCAACATCAGTAAATGTTGCAACGTCATTGATAACCTGTGCTTTTACATCGTCAATTACAACATACTGATATACGTTATTATCAAAAGACGAAATAAATCCTGTTCCTTTCTTTAGGATGAGTTCTGTATCGGTTGTTGGATTTGTATAATTTACGGTAAATGAGACAGATGCTGTAGGAGACGTAGCACTCTTGGGTCTGTAACCTAGTTGCTTGGCAATCGCCACTACGTTGTCCCTCAACGTGGCAGAATCAATGAATAGTTCATTGACTACCATGTTAGTGTTAAACGCTGTATAATAGGTGTTATAGGCGAGTGTGTCAATTAGGGTAGATAATGCTGATCCATCAAAATCGTAATCAGTAAAATCCGACTGTGCTCTCATGTAATCCTTGAGAGAGGCTTTGATATCTTCAAAGTCTAAATTGGCAACCTGAGTATAAGGCATTATCGTGTACGCTCTAAGATGAACTCTACTCCTATTGGCACATCCTCTCTTCCAATAATTTTAAAGACTAATTGTACTTCATAACCATTATTCTCAAAGTCAGGTGTACATCTAAGATCACTTATACGTATTCTCGGTTCAAAACGACCAAGAGTTTCAGCGATTTCTCCTTTGATACCAGCTGCAGATGCAAAATCTAATGGTTCAAATAACATGTTCTGTACATCACAACCTAACTCAGGTTGAAATGGTCTTTCACCTTTCCTTGTAAGTAATAAACTTTGAATTGCTTGAACAATCGCAGCTTTATCCTTTACCTGCACCAAATCATCGGTAACAGGGTGACTTTTAAATGTAACACTCAAATCCTTGAATGTCTGAAAGGAAGGCATTTAGAGACAGCAATAGGCTGTTTTTATTTATCCAGATTATCCCAATGTTCTTGTCTTGCACTCCATTCATCTAGATATTCTCTCTTTCTTTCCATCTCAAATAATTCTCTATCATCATTCTTCTTTATCTTATCAGACCACTTATCACCATCATACTCTGAGATAAGTTTCTTACCACTCTTCTTAAATTCTTCTGATTTGTCTACTTTAATCACCATTGTCTGTCTCCGTATGTATATTATATTTAGACCTTGATCGCGGAAAACACATTCAAGGTCGCGGAATTATGCAAGGAAATCCACGTTCCCAGTTTTTTTACTCTGTTCCTTCTCTTTTGGTGTTTCCCAGAAATAATCGTCAGTATCTCCCAGACGTCCCCAGTCGGTTCCTGACTCTACCTGATATTCTATGGTAGAAACTTTAAAGTCTGGTACTTTTGGTTCCTGTGGCGTAATAGAGAGATCATACAGACGCATCCTGTTGTTAGGATACAATGCAAACTGTCCATTCTGTAACATAATGCAGTTATGACTCTTATGCTCCTGTGGAACCTCACTCACATTATTATCCACCACATCTGGATTCGCATGATAGTTATCCAAGGTAAACAAATACTGCCCACGCATCAACCCGTGGTCTCTTGTGCGGATCTCAGCATCCATAGAAGCTACAAAACCCTTATTAATACACATCACACCATAATCCATACAATTCCAAAATTGCAGATTCTCTAGACTCATATCGGGCGTCGGCGTTTTCGGTGCTCGGAGAA